CCCAGTGAGAAAATTACGAAGTCTCACGGGGCTTTTTAACATCAATCTGCATTATGCGAATTTGAAAGGTTGGGGGAGTCCACGTCTTCTAATGGTGGACTCTAGTCTCAAATTTGAGAATTTATTGGATTATTTTTCCTTATATTCTTTCTGCCATTCGATCACATCTTCTGGTTTTAAGTCCTTTAAATATTTTGCTATTAGCGCATTTACTATGTCGGCTTCATCAATCGGCAGTCTGGTTTTTACAATGAAATCTATGTGTGTTTTTTGTATCAGTGACACATATTCAGTTTTGACCCGATAAGTCTTTGACATTTCCATCATCTCTAAGCTCGTTCATTTACCTATTTTATCATTGTGACAGTGTTGCATTGTCACAAGCAACTGTGATACAAATATGCCATAAAGTTGCATGTGACAACGTTACATTATTTTAATTTGGGGACGGTCATGGATAAAAATAAAGCAATAGGGGTAGTAGAACGTATTCTTCTTAGTGGTCTTGAGTAAGAACTATGCTTGACCATCTCTGCATCAATGCGCCCTTTGAATCTAGCTTCTATTCTGTGAATGAAGCGGGCGAGTATTTCTTTATTGATGTTGATTTACATTCGATTGAGATTCCGCTTGCGTCTCGTTCTGTTCATAAGAATGACGATGGTTCAATTTCTGCTGCTGCTTTATTTCATCCATTTGAAAGTGTGCCAACCCATTACACAGGCATGGCAATGAAAGTGTTCTTTGATTCAAGTTATGAGCCTTACGTACAGATTAAGGCTTCGCCTGCAAAGTTGTTACAGGGACATAACGTTTTTGGATCGGATGACATAGAGCAGGGTGCCGATGAGATGATTGGCTTCCTACATATGGCTTATCCAGTATTAACAAAGATGCTTGATTGGTCTCGTGCTTGGGTTTCACATATTGATGTTACGTATTCAGCTAAGTTGTCAGATCAGACAACGGCTAAAAAGATTCTGGATTTTCTGGCCAATGTCAGCAATGGTCAAACTAGACTTTCTAATAAGCGGTTTGATAGCTCGGTATATTGGGGTGGCCAGACTTCCAGACTTGTAAACCATAAATGCTATTTAAAGCATGATGAATTTCTTTCTCAGTTTGAAGAACTTAAGCAACTGGCAAAGAAGAATGACAAGTCAGCTCAACGAGTTGTCGATGTCATGTCTGACTCACGGTTAATTAACTGGACTGTCGGACTTTTACGTTTTGAATCCCGTTTAAAAAAACGTTGGTTGGAACGTAATGGAGTACCTACGAACCTTTATGAACTCATAGCATTTCAGAAGGCAAATCCTGATTTACTTCAAACACTTTGGACTAAAGCAACGCACAGCATATTTGATGCCATGAGAGGTCAAACTGTGAAATTGATTAATGATGAAAGTGTTTTGGAAGCCATATCAAACTCGCCAGTTGTCGTTACCAATAGCGGTAAGGTTTCTCAAACACGTATCCGAAATATTTATTCTACGTACTGTTTAGTACGTGAACATGGCTTAGAGAAATTAGCTCAAATGCTTCCTAAGCCTACGTTTTATAGACATTTATCTGAACTTTGCGAATGTGGCTTTTCAAAAGCATTTTTGCAGAACTTGCATGACAACAAGGCTAAAAATGTCATTCCATTTATGAAGCTCGTAGAAATCGACTTTTCACAACAATTGCCTGAGTGGTATGAGCCACCAGTATCGCAATTTAAATCAGTAGCTTAAAGGTGAGCAAATGAACAATTCACAACATCCAATTATGACAGTTACAGGCATCCGTAAATCTGCTGGTGATTTCCAAGATCAGTCAACTGGTAAAGAAATCAAATTCTCAAACACGGTTGTAACTGTGCTTCAAGAATATTCAGACAAAGAGAAAGAACAAGGCGCAATCGGTTTTAAATCGACTGACTACAAGATTAAAGGCGCTCAGTTCTTTAATGATTACATGCATCAGGAATTACCGTGCAAAGCTAAATTGATCTTTGATTGGGATTTCACAGGCAAACAACCAAAGGCTGTGCTAGTAGCTTTAGATTTTGAAGGTGCTGAAGCAGCGTAATAAAGCTATACGAATCAAAGTGTTAATAATAAAACACTTCGTATAATGTGATGCACAGATTATGTTACTAAGCCCCAGTGAGAAAATTACGAAGTCTCACGGGGCTTTTTAACATCAATCTGCATTATGCGAATTTGAAAG